GATACTCTCCGAGTCAAGTTATTGCATATGTGCCTCTTTGAACAGTTCAAAGGAAAGCCTATGACAATATGGTTATTCTCAGCATCCATCAAACAGGCTGTCAATCGTCTTGAAGAGATAAAGGAAGATATGATGAGGCATCCTGAATTACGCAAGCAGATAAATGAGCGTAGGTCAAACAAGCAGAAAATACAATTTACTAATGGTGCATGGATAAAGGCAACATCAGTCGGAGCATCTATCCGTGGTGAGCATCCCGGTGTTGTAGCACTCGATGACGTTCTCGCTGAAATAGGTGACTTAACAATGGAAACAGTCAACGACTGGTTCAAGAAAGTAGTAACACCAATGCTGGACCCACAATCCTTCTTATTCGTTGTCGGAACTCCGATGGCCCATACTGACCTCTATCATACTCAAATGTTGGACAAACCTTCATGGAAGTCAGGTCGTTGGTCAGCATTCCCAAATTGGGACGAATATCAGGCTGACCCTGAGAGCGTGGAGTTAGTCGCCCTTTGGCCCGAGTTCCGTTCCACCCGCTTCCTCTTGGAACAGAAACTCGCTTTGGAGGACGACCTCGCCTTCACTCAAGAGTACCTGTGTAAGGTCGTGGACGATGATGCCCAAGTCTTCAAGAGAGGCAGTGTCAGGAAAAATATAGACATGGAGGCCATAATCAGTAGTAGCAATCAAAGTGATGATAGTCGCTACGTTATCGGATTCGACCCCTCTCATGGTATAGGTAAAGACCATACTGTGCTAATAGTGTTACGGCAAGATGCTGAGGGCATAGTCCATTTTGTTGATATGTGGCGACGTAATGATTTTCCGCCGGACAAACAAGCGGACACGATAATCGAGTGGTGTAATCGTTATGGTAATCCTACGGTGGCCGCAGAAGATGTCGGTTTTCAACGACTTTATGAAACCCTACTTGAACAGAAGGGTGCTATTATTGACTTCCATCCCAGCAAGGCATCCAATAAGGGATTAAAGCAGGGGCTTTTGAATCGCCTCCGAACATGGTTTGAACAAGATAAGGTTAATTGGCCCTACGGCAATATCGAAACCCGTGATAAGGTCAATATCATATGGCACGAATTAGATACACACGTATGGAAAGGTGGAGAGATAGTAGATGTTGGCAAGCATAATGATACAGTCATGGCTCTTGCCCACGCAATTGACCGCTTTACTATGACCGGAGAATCCCCAATGCCTATGGTATCGGCCACAACAACCACAGAATCGTGGCGTGGTAATCAAGAACCCAAGCGTACAAATAGGCCGTCGGGTAAGCACGTATCACTTTTCTAAACCAAACATACAAATAATGATACATACATGGAGTGTTTTATACCTCATGGGGAAAGAAGTTGACGGGGACACGCTGGAGGGATTTTGGGATGCAATCACCGGAACAGAACCTTTTGTGGTCTGCTATGATGAAATGTTTCAAGGGTGTTATGAAGTCCCCGGTTGGGGTTCAGCGGAGATGGTTATTTTATTCATATTAGAATTAACATTTTTATTATTTTCAACAAGGTGGTTATGGAAAAGGGTGAGGAAAAATGGACGAAGCACTGATGAATCTAATAACTCGGATAGACATGATAAAGGATAGAGTTGATGACCTTGCTACCGATGTACGTTCTCATATGCGGCATGAAGAAGATTTGGACCTCCGCATCAAAAATCTTGAAACGTCGTCAATAAGTATCAACGATACTCTTCAGACAATTTCATCCGACCTTCAAGACATCAAGGAAGGGCCGATTTACTCTCTTGACCAGTATATTTCACGAAAAGTAGCGTCTTATACAATGGGTTTAGGAACTTTTGGGCTTTTTTGCTGGTTTATTTTCTTCCTTGTTACCGGATGAGCAACCTTGAAATAACAAAGGGTCTGTCATAAATATTATGAATCTGTTTTCGTGGTTACGGAGAAAGCCGGAAGAAGTGCCGGAGCCGAAGCCAGTAGTTGCTACTTTAACGCCAAGCAAAACCCCCTTCGCTGCTATCGCTGGAATGAGCGATATATTTGAAGATACCGAGAAGTTTAGAAAAGATACTAACTATGACACTATCTTTGACTTGTATGACTCCATGTTGAAGTTCGACCCTGAACTCAATGGTGCAGTTAGGAACATTAGCCTGACAGCCAACAATTACTATGTGCGCTACAAGGATGCTAAGAATGCTACCATCAGGAATGCCATCAAGGAATTGGTTGAGGAAAAGTTGGACTTTGATGACATCCTTATCAATGCTATGAGAAACCTCATGGTTTATGGTAATGACATCAACAAGTTGATTGGTCGTTCCGGTGATGGTATAGTGGCGGTTCAATCACTACCTATTAACCAAATTACCATTGTTGACAATAGGGACATTCCCTTTGCTGCTGGCAAGGACAACCCTATCATGTTCGCAGACAAGTATATTTTCAGGGAGAATAAGATAGATACTCAGATATTCCCTGCCAGCGAGATACTCCACGTAAGAATTGATTTCAGGTCCCATTGGTTTGAGGACCCGTTGGGTCGCTGGACCTATGGTGTATGGGGTGCATCCCGATTCTCCAGTCTTAAGCAGGCTATTCGTGCCAAGTATAACAGTATGAATAATCGCATCGCACTTGAGGATTCGATGACCAAGCAGTATATCAGCATTGGTCCCGAAGCCGTTGAGAATGTAGCAGACCCAGCCGAGCAAAAGGAACGCTTGGCTACAATCATGAAGAATGTAGGAACACTACTTGATGGGCTACGTGCAGACCAAATCCCAATCCTACCACACTATGTTCAAATGCACCACGTTGACATTCGCAATACTGTGCCGGACAATTCAGGTTTCCTCGACCAAGTAAATGCTGACATATCCTCAGTGCTTCATGTGCCAAGAGTCAGTATGGGGCAAGAAAAGGGTTCAACCTTTGCAGCAACATTCAATGCTAACCAGTGGTCGGTGCAGGCTATTCGCAGACTTCAGCAAGTTCTTGTTGAATCTATCAGGGATTTGTTCAGCCGACATCTAACTCTCTTGGGTATTGAACACCGACAGAAGGATATTCCCCCGTTGGAGTTCGGTTCAGTCGATGAAGAGTCTGCTACTACTACCATGCAAAGAGCAGCCCTCGGTTATACCTCCGGTATTCTAACTCTCAACCAAACACTTGAGATACTTGGTATGCCAAGTGAAGCCGATGGTAATGAGAGAGTGAATAGTGGTGGTTCAGTTGGTGAAATGCCAAGAGAAAATGAAATGGTGGTGGAGGATGTCAAAGAAGTGTGAAGTGCAAGTCGATGGCGTTCCATGTCACATAAGAAGCAAAATACTATCAGACTACTGCGACGTGTGCCATATGAGAGAGGTGATGAAAAATGAAGATACAAAGTAATGGGAATACATTTAATGACAAAATGGTAAAGAAGACTGTGCTACCTGCAATATACCTATGGTTGCTTGCTTGTGCTGCTGTTGTTGGTATGGGTATATGGAAACCTGATGTTGTATTGCAGAACCTTGACGGATTTATTGCACTTATCGCAATCATTGGTGGTGTTGCTGCGCCAGCACTACAAACCGTACTTAGAATGTGGGAGTCTGAGCAGGTTCAAGAAGTTGACAATATACCAATTCAATTGAAGCACCAAAGAGAGATGGAAGAAACCTTGCAGAATCACCAAATGGAGATTGAGAGACTTGCTCAATCCCATAAGCATTCATTGGAAACCAGCGACCAATCGCACAGTCAACTGATGGATAAAGTACCAATCAAGAAAGGAAAGGGAGAGTAATGCCATCCCCCAGCCCCGGCGAATCCCGTGACGATTTTGTAGACCGTTGCATGGGTGACTCAGAAGCAGTCAGCGATTTTCCAAATGAAAAGCAGCGTTTTGCATTCTGCAATAGCAAGTTTGAGCAAAAGGCAAATATTGAAAAATCAGATGATGCCGTTATATCAAATATGTCCTGTGGTTGTGGATGTGACGGTGAGACAGATGTCACCGCAGCAGAATATCAAGGAAAAAAGGTTACTCTTAACAAACCATTTAGAACACCGGGCAAATCAAAGAAGTTCGGTGTATATACTAAAAATGAAAAGGGTAATGTAGTTCTTGTTCGTTTTGGTGACCCTAACATGGAAATAAAAAGGGATGACCCTGAGCGACGAAAGAACTTCCGTAGCCGCCATAATTGTGATAGCCCCGGACCAAAGTGGAAAGCCCGCTACTGGTCATGTTATCAATGGAGAAGTAATGCGCCAGTAAAGGCTGGTATGGAAGATTACATATTTTCAACAAAAGAAGGAGCAGAAAAAAAGTCCCGTGAAATAGGTTTTGATGGTGCTACACATATGGATTATATGGCAGACGGCACACCAATGTATTTCCCCGGTCCCGATGAAAAAACATTCCAAAGGTGGTTTGATATGAACGATTCACACGATGCAAGCGAAAAATCATGCGGTTGTCACAATACAGTAGCCGCAGAGCCGACACCAAGAAACGATGAAACTCACGACGAGTATATGTCCCGTTGCGAGGCTATGGGTTATAGCACTGAAGAGTGTATGCAAGCACATGGCGACCATAAGTTCAAAGAAGAAGTTAGGAGTTATGACGACGATGAAGAAAAATATGCTGCTGAATGTCCTGTTGGAGAAGAAATGGTAGATGGTTATTGTCAACCAGTAGCAGTTACATTGGACTTGGATATTGGGGAAGTATCTTCAATAGTCGAAGCAACTACTGGGAAGACTATTATTCGCATAAGTGGTATTGCATTCCACGATGGTATCAATAAGAATGGTTGGGGTCTAACTGCCGAAGGCGGTAAGGCCGCAGCAACTAATATGATAGGTTCTGATGTCACATTGTATCACCCAACGCCGGAGGGTGGTCGCTTCACAAGAAACATGGATGGTGGTGTTGAAGAAGCCGTGGTGGGAGTTGTAACCGACGCTACCTTTAATGTAACAGAAGATGGTTGGGAAGTGCGATATGTTGGTGAGGTTCACCGAGAGGAATTATTCGCATCCCTTGAATCCGGCCTTTACCTACGCCCCGACTATGGGGTTTCCATTGGAGGCACTGGAGTTCCTGTAAAGGTAGTATCACATGATGATGGTCGCCGTGAAATGTTCTTTGGAGAATCATTTGAGTTCGACCACCTCGCTATTGTTCACCGCCCAGCCTATGAGAAGGCGAATATAGAAGAGATTGTAAAGGTTGAAATTGCTGAATCTAAGGAAATGTTTAATAATCACCTAACCACTACCACCGTTCAATCGGAAACAGTGATTAGTATGACTGATGAGATAACGAATGAAACTTTGGAAGCAGAATTGGAGGCTGTTAAGGCCGACATGGTTCTCCGTGAAGCACGAATCGCTGAGTTTGAAGCGAAGGAAGCATCACGTATCGAGAACGATAGAATGAAACTTGTTGAGAAGGCAAGCGAACTCGGACTAAACGGTCATGAGGACTTTGGCGTTGAGACACTTGAGAAGGTAATCGCATCATGGGAGGCAAGCCGCCCTGAGCCAACACCTGAACCTGAAGTAGTCGAGATGCTACCAGCCACTCCAGCAGCACCAGTACAGGCCAGCGTCGAAGCACCTGAGCCAGTCAGCGTTGTTGCTAACTACCTCAACGGAACACTTGTTGAGACTGATGAATCCCTATATGAGAGAGCATGGAACGCTTGGGCCAAGGCATACAACGGTATGATGGACAAGGACCAAGTAAAGGCACCTCTATGGGCAAACGCAAAGGAGTTGATTTGAAATGACATACGCAAGCGGAACAGAAGCAGTAAATATGGACCTTAAATCCAGCACCACAGTATCAGGTGCAGGACTATGTTTGGTGAACGATAGCACCAACAACACAGTAGACCTAAGTGCAGATGGTGAAATCTGCATCGGTATAAGTGCCGATGAGAGTAGCCGTGATGCAGCAGGCGATTTGGAAACATCCGGTGCAACTGTGGCTATGTACCCTCTTGGCGGAGTCCTATTGGTTCAGGCTGAGGCTTCTCAGACATTCACAACTGGACTTATCGTTTATGTGGGCGCAAGTGGACAAGTAATTGATTCCAACGACCACACCAGCAAGATTCTCGGCATTTATGTCGGAAGCGGTGCAGCAAGCACAACTGCTGGCGACTTGATTCCTGTAATGACAGCAGGAGCAGCAACATCGTGATTAGGAGATGATTAGAATGAGCAGACAGACACTTGAAGAAATTGTATATGCAGACAGCGCAGTGAACAGCGTGACCGGACCATTCGGTAAGGGACAGGTTGTTCTTGAACAGACCTTGAGAGACTTCATCCAATTGCAGTCCACCACAATTGCCATTGGAACACAACTTGTCGGAACCCGAACCGTTGATTGGACCACTTTCAAGTGGTACACTGGCGCACAGGGAACCTTCACCTACCCATTGGATGACAATGCAGTAGTAGACCCAACCAATGTTGGAACTGCTAACTACTCAGTCGTTCTCCTAAAGGGTCAGGGACC